GGTCATCAACTGGTCCGGCGCCTCGACGAACTTCAACCAGGGGACAATTACGTTCTCATCGGGGATCAATGCGGGGGTTACCGCGAACGTCAAAAGCGCAATCGCCGGGGTCTCGCTGGGGCTCGCCTATCCGCTCCTGAGCGCGCCGTCCACGGGCGATGCGTTCTCTGTCTATCAAGGCTGCGATCACACCCAATTCACCTGCGCGAACAAGTTCGGCAATCTCGCGAATTTTCGGGGATTCCCCTATGTGCCAAACGCCACTTACGCGGTTTGAAAGGGCGGCGCGCATGAACGAGCCTTCCGCGTCAATTGGATCACAAATCACTCCGTTTATACTGGATAGTTCATCGGTTCAGCCGTGAACAACGCAAGATATACAGCATCGAAGGCATAACATCAATACTAATCATAAGCTTTGTTCTCCATTAAAGAGGCAAGCCATGAACACGAAAATCATCGTCGAAAAGCTGGAGGGGGGAGCTTCTCATTTAAAATGTGAACCGCTCCCTGGCGATCCTCATGAGAGGGCTGGGCTAGCCCATGCCCTTCGCAATGGCTGATGGCATTGAGCCAACGGAGGAAGAGTTTCTCGAATTGCGTCAGTCAGCGCAAAATGAGCCTTGAAGGCTGCCAGCGGCGCCAGGTCGTGCGGGAGACGCAATCCTGGATCGGGACGCCCTACCACCCGCAGGGCGACATCAAGGGAACCGGCGTCGATTGCGGAATGCTGCTCGTCCGCGTCTTCGTCGATACAGGGCTCTGCGAGCCGTTCGATCCGCGCCCCTATGCCGACGATTGGTATCTCCACCGAAGCGAGGAGCGCTATCTCGGCTTCATCTTCCACCGGACGAAGGAAGTGGCCGCGCAGCAGCCCGGCGACGTCATGGTAGTCCGCTACGGCCGCTGCTACGCGCATGGAGCGGTCGTGACCGATGCGAGCCCGCTGACCATCGTTCATGCGTTCCAGCCCGCATTGGCCGTGATCGAGGAGGAAGTGGCGCGCAGCCCGGCTCTCCGCGCCGCCGCGCGGCATCCAAAATTTTTCAGCCTGTGGGCGAGGAGAGCTGGATGACGGCAACGCTAATCAGAGCGCTTCTCGACGCCGGCGGCCTCTGTTTCGGCGTCGCGGCGCTGATTGATTTGTTGGGGATTCCATGGTGACACGCCCATGAGCGGAAACTGGCTCGTAAGAAAATCGTTCGTCCTGCACAACGGAGACGTATCGCAATGGAAAATCGAATGCGATGCGCTGACGGACGAGGAGATCGAGACGTTCGCGCTTCTTATCTCGAAGAAATTTACTTTCGGCAGCGTGGTTGGAATCCCGCGCGGCGGCTGGCCGATCGCGAACGCCTTGCAAAAATATTGCAGCGGCTGGGCTGGCGGCCGTTTGCTCGTTGACGATGTTTGGACAACCGGCGCGACCATGGAAAACGAGAAGAAGGATCACACCGACATCGGCGTCGTTCTCTTCGCGCGCGGGCCATGCCCCGAGTGGGTTCACCCGGTGTTCCAGCCCTGGGGCGCGGAGCGTTGAATGGGCTTCCTCCGCCAACACCAATCGCCAGCCGCCGTCTGGAAATATACAGGCCTCCAAATCCAGACATCGAGCTTCGCGGTCCCGATCGCGATCCTTTACGGCACCAACCGGATCTCTCCGAACGCGATCTGGTCGGGCGGGTTTTACGCCATCCCGCAATATCAAAAGCAGTACGGCAAGGGGGGTGGCGGCAAGCAGCTTCAAGGGTACACCTATTACACGTCGTTTTTGATGGGCCTCTGCGAAGGGCCGATCAACAATTACTGGTCGACGTTCCTGAACCAGCAGCAGCTCTGGGGCCTTTACGGATCTGGGCTGGAGCAAGCGACTGGCGGCTCGACGCCGCAAGCCCCGTGGGGATACCTGCAAGCGCGTTTCCCAGGACAAGCGCTGGGCTATAACGGCCTCGCCTATGTCGGCGCGTTCAACTACAATCTCGGGTCAAGTCCGAACCTGCCTCAGTTCTCCTTCGAGATTGGCGGAATTCTGCTCGGCAATGTCGTCACCGGCGCCGATTCAGACCCGGCGCTGATCATCCAAGACTTTCTCACCAACGCCCAGTACGGCGTGCTGTTTCCGGCCGCGAGCATCGACGCCACGACGCTTCTTGGGGCGTCCGGGGATTCTTCCTATCAGACATATTGCCGGGCCTCCTATCTCGCGCTGAGCCCCTGCCTGACCAATCAAGAGGCCGCGAATTCCATCCTTGCCCGCTGGTTGCACCTCACCAACACGGCGGCCGTATGGTCCGGCGGCAAGTTGAAATTCATCCCTTACGGGGACTCGGCCGTAACCAATCCAGGGACAAGGATCGGAAGCGTGACGTTCAACCCGAACGTGACGCCGGTCTACAATCTCACCGACGACGATTTTATCCATGAGGATGGAAAAGACCCGCTGGAGGTGATTCGCTCCGATCCTTACGCCTCCTACAACTGGCAGCGCCTTCAAATCAACGCACGAGGGCCGGGGATTAACTATAGCGCCGTTCCGATCGACGCATGGGATCAGAACGCCATCGAGCTGTATGGACTTCGCCGCGCGTCAGATATCACCGCGAGCGAAATTTGCGATCTGGGCGTCGGCCAGGTGTCCGCACAATTGATCCTCCAGCGCGGCCTCTATATTCGCAACACCTACGCTTTCAAGCTCTCGTTCGAATATTGCCTGCTTGAGCCGATGGACCTCGTGACCGTCACGGACACGTTGCTAGGCCTGACCAACGTCGCGATTCGGATCACGGCGATCGAGGAAGACGATTCCGGGGTTCTTGCCGTCACGGCCGAGGAATTTCCGCAGGGCGCCGCGACCGCCGTTCAATATCCCGTGCAGGGAGGGGCGCCAAATTCGACGAACCAGGCGGTCGTGCCCGCGCGGGTCAATACGCCGGCCATCTTCGAGCCGCCGGCCGCGCTGACCGGCGGCGTGGCGCAGGTATGGGCGGCGGTGTCCGGCGGCGTCGCGACCGCCTATAAACTGGCGGAGGATTCCTCGACCGGCCTCCACGCGGCGACCCAAGCCATGATAAACCCGCGCGCCGCGGGCGATACGATTTCCTTCTCGATTTATGCGCAAGCGGTCGAGCGCAACAAGATCAGATTGGCGGGCGATACAGGCACGGCGACCATTGGTTGCGAATTCGATCTCACGGCGGGGGTTGCCAAAACTCCGGACGCCGGCATAACCGCGGCATCGATCATCGCGGCGGGCGGCGGCTGGTTCCAGGTGTCGATTTCCTATCTCATGGCGACGGCTTCCGCACCGGCTATTCGAGTTCAGCTGGAGGCAAGTTTCGGGTCAAACTCCTATTCGGGGGTCGCCGGCGACGGGGCGTACCTTTGGGGGGCGGAATTCGCTTGGACAAATGCGGCTTCCGGGGCGAGCCAATCCCCGACGTTTATTCCGGCGCTCGCGGCTTTACCGGTGCGACCTACACCGTAAACGCGATCCCGACGCCGGAAGGCGCCGCCGCCGTCGCCGATCCGAACTGGGGGGCGCCTTCGTCTGGATTTCGACGGATAACGCGACTTATGGGCAGATCGGGACGGTGCTGGCGCCATCCCGCCAGGGCGTCCTGACCGCCGCGATGCTCTCCACCGATACGTCGCTTTCGGTAACCCTGCAAGAGAGCGGGGGCCAACTTTTGAGCGGCACGGCGGGGGACGCGCAAAACGGCGTGACGCTTTGCCTTGTGGAGAACGAGCTGCTTGCCTATCAGACGGCAACGCTCCTCGGCGCGCCGCCGCCAAACTCCTACAGTCTCACCGGGCTTTTCCGTGGGTTCTATGGCACGGCGGCCGCCGCGCATTCCAATGGCGCGCCGTTCACCCGCTTGGATAACGCTATCTTCCAATACAATCTCCCGGCGGCGTTCATTGGCGATCCGCTGTTCTTGAAATTCCAGAGCTTCAACATCTTCGGCCAATCGGTCGAGGATTTGTCGGAGTGCGCGGTTTATACCTACACGCCAAGCGGCGCTGGGCAGGCGCCAGGGCAAGTGACGCAGGCGTTGGTCGCCGGCACGAGCCTCGATTTTAGATTGGCGACAGAGGTCGTTTCAGAGACGGACCAATGGGGGATCGTCAATGACGCCTTCCTTCTTGCGAAGGCCGATCTCGGCGCCGGGATTCCATAGGAGATTTAAGAATGTCGGTTCAGGTTCAACTTCGCCGCGATACCTATGCGAACGTCGCCGCCAATCATGGCGCAGCCGGCGAGGTGTTCGTCGATACCAC